CCAACCACTTCTGTTGATCTAGTGCTGCAGCAGATTGATTCAAAGCATTATCATCACGGAAGATCTCAAAGATGTTCGGTTTGATTCCACGAACAACTTTCCATTTTGTATTGCCAATAGAAAACTCTACCTCAACTCTACAGTCTTTCTCATTGACAGTGTTTACAAGTTGTGGTTTATTGATTTTACGAAAAGGTTTTCCAAACAAAGAAAATGTAAGAGCATCAAGCAAAGTACTCTTACCAGCTCCATTTGTTCCAATAATAAGGTTTGTTGGATGTTTCGTGAAACTTATCTCAGTGTATTGATTACCAGTTGACAGAAAGTTTTTCCAACGAATTTTTTCAAATAAAATCATGTGTTGTCTCAGGAGGTATTACGAGATCATTTTTGGTAATGATAGTATACTTGTAGTCATGCATTTCGCATGTCTTGATCATTATCTCATCTTCAATTTCAATAACATGCATTTCTGGACTTCCACTGTCCTCTAACATCATAGCATATCTCATGGCATCGTCTTCACCCTCAAACAGATAGAGAATCTGTTCTCCATCATCATCATTTACAGAATATGCACCTTCTGTCTCTTTGCCATAGATTGTTAGAATATACATTAGATTAACTCACATGCTTCTTGATAAGTTTGTCTCATGATATTCTGAACTCTAGACTTATCAAGTTTGATTTCTGCCTCCTGGATATATCTATTCAAAATAGAAAGTGTGTCTTCAGACTCAAAGACTTCAAATTCTTCAGGGTCTTGAATATCAAAGTTTTCAACTACTTTAATATCAGCAGCAACATCAGTAATCTTGTCAACAAACTTTTCAAACTTTTTAGTATCAGTCTTTTGACGAACGATTACTTTTACAATCTTGTTCTGATATTCACGAACATCAAAAGTTTGATAGTTAGTATCTTCGTAATAGATGTTATAAAAAAGTCTGTATGGATTGTCTACTGGAACATGTTCCAGAGTCTCTGTATCAAAGATGTGGAATCCTCTCCGATCACCGACATCGTTCCAGAACATCTCATACGGATTTCCCAAGTAGAAGATCCGTCCATCATCCGATCTAGTGTGGTAGTGACCGCTGTAGACATTGGTGAACTTTGAATATAGTTTGCTCTCATGACCATGATCCATGATGACGCCTCTATGAGCTCTAAATCCTTGGAGTTCAAGGTGCCCCATCGCGCACTTGCAATTTGTCTTTTGAATAAGTTTGATAGTAGTTTCTTCATTGTCCTGATTAATCCATGGAATGAACAATATAGGTAGACCACCAACTTCTACCTCTGTTGCTTCTGAGTATACTGTAACATTATCATACTCACGAAGCAAAAGGTCAACTGCATTTACATCATTCGTATTCTTGTAATATGCAGTATGATTACCAACAATCGTGTGAACATGAATACCCATGCTCTGCAACCGATCATAGTAGTTATTCTTTGCCCATGCTAGTGCAGAAAAATCAATACCTTTACGAGAGTCAAAAGTATCTCCCATATCAACAATGGTAGTTATACCATTTTCTTCCAGATATGGAAAAAAGATATCATTATAGAACTTCAGAAAGTAGTCATGAAACAACTTAGAGTTTTTACGACAACCAAAGTGTTGATCGGTAATGATTGCAATCTTCATTAACTACGGAGCTTGGAATGCACGTTATCTTTGATTTGATTGTAGTCGGAATAGTTGGATCCGTCAAGGGTGTTGTTGTCGTCAAACACCTCACTGTAACCAGATCGTTCAATAATCTTGTTCTTGATTTCTAGTTGACGTTTCTCCCTTTGGATCCTGCGGAGAAACGCATAATGAATGATCTGCGTAAAGTAAGCAAAAGGATTTTGGGATTTCTCAGGATTAAAATTATGAACGTACTGAACGCAATTTTCGATTCCATCAGAGATCATGTCCTCCTTGAACATGTAGTTAACAAAGTTTGGTTTGAATGAGAGGTGATTAGCAATCTTTAAAAAACACTCCCCAATGTAACGAGGGATAGGTGGTTTAGTGTCCCATCTCTTAGGCCAATCTTCCTTTACTGGTTCTCTTCCATACTTCTTAATGAAGGAGTTCTCAACATTACTTCTATAATCGATAAGGGCAGCCAGAAACTCTTTGTTATTCACATAATGCTCTGACCTCTTTCTCTTTGCCATAGGTCTTATCATTAGTTTATCTCATAATATGTATGAATTATATCATCTATCAATAAACTTGACAAGTTCTCAATTACCCTGTAGACTAACTCTGTCAGGGTTGATAGGGAAGCTTTAGGTACTCTTAAATATCTTCTCTAAGATTTCTTTTACGTCGTTTACATTTCCTAGACGACCCATTTTTCTATCAATCGTAGAATGATTAGCATCGTCAGGTTTGTTTGCTGATCTAATATAATCTTGATACATCATTATCATTTCTATATCATTAGACTCACTCATCGTCAATACATCATCTAGATTGATAATAAACATGTCTTCTGTGGTTGTTTTCAACCAAGGTTCTATTTTATATCCAACTACTCCCATTTTATTTTTTAGTTCCTGTACAGTGATAGGATTGGAAACCAAAAGAATTGTTCTGTCTTCTTCTTCAGAAGCAGCAACCTTGGCAAAGATTTCTTCGCCTGATTTTAATTTGACTGTTGCGTAAAAGTCGTCTTCGATCATACCTTTAATTGAATAGTGATTATCTCATAGTTAAAGTTTTCCTCATTATATGTCTTGATTCTTTCTATGAAATGATTAAGTGTGTAATTTCGTCTGGACTTGGTTGAACAATCATCTGAGATGTCGTACAGAGTTGCTTTTACTTTGTCTTTTCCTTTTCTAAGAACTCGTCCAATACTTTGAAGATTGCGGATTCTGGACTTACTTGGAGAGGCAAAGATAACATTATGGAGTTTTTTAATATTGATACCTGTACTAAAAGTTCCATAGGAGGCAACGATGATGGCATTGTTTTCTCTTTCTGTAATCTCTCGTACTAACTCCCTTTCGTCTGCATCTACTCCACCATGTACAAAAAATACCTTACGGTTGTCACCCTTGTTTTTATTTATCTGATCGTAGAGTACCTGTCCGTGTGCTTCGACTCTTGCGAAAAGAATAAGAGTGTTTCCTTTAAGATCTAGTGCTAGATTTTTAATGAAACGATTTCTTTGTTCGTGAGAGATAAGATATTCAATCTCATCGTTGTATGTTTCAAAAGTTTGTGGTGCATGTTTGAGCACAAGACACTGAATATCAAGTTGTGATAGGTGTCCTTGCCTCATCAACTCATCAGTTCTTGTTACTTTATATGACGGACCAAACAATCCTTCTAAGACCCATTTATGCGTCTGTGTGCCGTCTAAAGTTCCCGTGAAACCAAATCTATACTTAGCATGATGAAGTTTAGTCATGATCTGTATCAAAGATTTAGACTTGAATAAATGTGCTTCATCGCCTATAATGCAACCATACTCTTCAAAGAAAGATCGTTCTAGTTTATATACTGACTGCCAAGTTGTAATTGTCACTGGAGCATCATTACTCTTCTCCTTACCCGAATAAATTTTGTGACAGTATGACTGAGCATCCCAACCATAATCAAGAAAATCCTTGTACATCTGCTCTACAAGGGATGTCGTTGGAACAACTAAAAGGATTTTTTCTCCTCGGTCTACGTAATATCTCACAAGAGAATAAATCATCAAAGATTTGCCTGAAGCAGTGGGGCTTATCAGTAACTTTCTATTATGCTTTAGAGCACCGTATACTCCCTCAACTTGGTATTTACGGGGAGTGTGAGAACAAATAGAATACATATAATCTTTGACACCCTCCATTGAGATGTGTTCATTCTCCTCATACGGAGTACCATAGAACTTATTGTCCTCAAATTTATAACTATATCCGTACTGCTCACAGAAGTTGACAATCTTATCTAACAGACCGACATAGATTTGCTTGGAACGCATATCAAAGAGATGAATCTCTCCGTTCCAGTTTCTACCACGGTACTGTGGCATAAATTTTGCATTAGGAACCTCAAACTTAAAGTGGTCTCTAAGTTCATATTCAATATGAGGTTCAGTATTAATTTTTAAAAATACTTCGTTGGATTTTGATATAACAAGATTTGCTGTCGTATCAATCACGTAGATCCATTCATCTACGAATATTTATTACATGTTGTCAAACTGATATTCTAAAATGAGTTTGTAGAAGTTATCTCTCATTGCTTTTAAATCTTCCTGTTCATCAGGATGTCCTCCAGACCACTTTTCCACTGCTTGAGAAAGACCTAGATGAATAAGTTTGATTCCTTTGATGTTCAGTTCAATTGACCAATATTCGTCTTCCATTATCCTAATCCTGCGTTAAATCTCATGAACTCTATCGCATTTTTGATTTGATAAGTTCTGTTGTTTATCTGTTTAAGTATACTTTCAATATAAACTAGCATTGTGTCATAATAATCAATCTTCAAACAAACTGTAGAAAGCTTTTCATCAGCATCAAGATACTTTTGCATCGTATCTTTGTCACGAATCTTTTTTGGAAAAGGATTCTCTACATAAACATCAGGGTCAGCTTTACCACTGAAGTATTCATATCTTTCATGTCTAATATTTTTTCTCTGTTGCTCTGCTTTCTTTCTTAGTAAAAAGATAGTGTTGTACATTTCAAAATACTTCGCATGGAGAGTGGGAACATTAGTAGACTCTGTATGAAGATTATCCATATCAATCTTAGAGTCTTTTTCCCACATCTCTTGAAGTTTATCAAGATCAATCATAAAGTGTTGCCACGCATATCCGATAGTGTGTATATAGTATACTTGAAACTTACTTCTGCTGTAAAGTATTCGATATCTGTATCAGTTGCATCAAAAGTAATAGTTGATAAGGAATATGGAAATAAATCGGCAAAATTAACTTGAAATTTAGGGACGAGATTGTTGCTCAATATCTGTAGTGTACCATCGGAATAGATATTTTCTCCAGTTTTAGCAAAGTTCCCAGTTATCTTTCCTGCATTATGTAAGTCAGTTAATTGACTAAGTTTTTCTGGATATCCAAGTCCTCTAATCCAGTTTTGGATTTCCATATAGTTGAAAAGATCTTCATCAACTAAAAATCTTAAGGTAAGATCACCAAATTGAATTTTGTCACCAGGAACATCAATATCTTTTAGATAACTTGTTTGCAGTGCAATACCAAGATCTAAAGACGGTATGTTTGCTTGATTACAGAAAAATGCCGCGGCAGGACTTCTTTTTAGAGCAAACTTAAAACCAGTTGGTGATAAGAAATTTCTATTCGCAATTGGAGTTCCTGGTCTATCCGCAGGTTTTTTTCTAGTTGGCATGATTATTCAGAAACTACAGTAGCATTAGCAAAATGCTTTGGAGTGTAAGTTACACCATTCTTAGTGACGGTAGTTGCTTTGTCTGCATTAGCATCAGACTCGTTAGCATATACCTTCCTATCATCATAGGTCTCAGTCCATCTGTTGTCACCAACATAATATACATCACCAATAGTTGGGTTCATGACACTTGGTGTTTTAATGTGAAAAGGCATGTTACTTAGTTCTCTACATTCTTATTTAGATACAAAAAAAGCATCCCCCTTTAGGAGACGCTTCTTAAGTGCTTGACGACGTGCTTTTGCTTGTCGTAGTGCTTGGGGTTTGAGTTTTCGTTTTTGCTCCTTTTTGGAGTGATGTTGCCAGTTAGGTTTGTTCATGGTCCTAGTATAGCATAAAAAAAGAGGGTCCGAAGACCCTCTCGTATAACCTTGTGAAAATGAATCACATGAGGTTCTTAACAGTAACTCTTCTGTAGTAGCGGTTGCTGTTAACACGGAGACGACCCAGACCAGCTTCGGTGCCTTCTGCAAATGGGTTTGCGACCATGCCGTAGCGGGTCTTAAATCCAATCTTGGGCTGGAAGGTGTTCTCTCCAACGGCACGAACCATCTGGAGGGGAACATATGGGCAGTAGAACAGACCTGCGTCATAAGGTGAAGTACCCTTATAACCGACAACATAGTACTGGTTAGCAGCAACGTTTGCCGAATATGGGTCAATGTAGACTCTGTACTTACCTTGGAGAACACCTGCGAAGGTGTTACCAGTGTCATCAACGTTCAGGTTTGCATTGAGTGCAGGGGTGTAGTCAAGTACACCAGCCATGGTCAGTGCGGAGGCAACGTCTGCAGAGCAGAGGATCATGTTGCCCTTTCCTCTACGAGTTCTTTGTGCGATTGCGTTCGCATCTCTCTCGATTTGGAAAAGCAGACCCTTGAACTTCTCAACAGACCAACGACCGTTGGAGTCGATGTCGAGGTCAAACTCACCAGCAGTTGCGGTGTTAGCAGCAGCACCTGGTTCAGCAATCTTATAGATGGTTCTGATGACTTCACGGTTGATTTCAGCAAGAATCTCTGTGGAGAGAATGTTTGCCAACTCAGCCTCAGCATTCAGACCATGAATTGCCTTGAGGTCCTGTGCCAGTTCCAGGGAGTACTCTGCCTTGAGTGCTCTGGACTTAGCAGTTACAGTGACTTTCTCAATCGAGAATGCCATCTGGTTGAAGGCAGTATCACCAGTGCCGCTGAGTGCTTCAGCATTAGCAGTGGTCATACCCTGACCGACATCATATGCGGTAGAGGATGCGGTTCCAGTTGGGTTCAGAACTGCGGGGTTGGTTCCTGCTTGTGCTTGGGTAGTACCCAGACCAGCATTAGGATCAGACTGACCTGCTGTGAGGCTTCTACCTGCGTTCTGTCCAGAGAATGAGGTATCTGCTTCGTCGAAGAATGCCTCGGATCCACCCTGGGTGGAATACTTGGAACGCATTGCGAAGATGAGTCCAGTAGGACCACTCATTGGTTGAACACCTGCGAGGTCATATGCGACCAGGTTAGGCATAGAACGTCTGATCAAGGAGATCAGAACGGGGTCGAAACCTGCGACAGGTGAAGCACCTGAACCCGAGAAACCAGCATTACCGGTTGAGGAGGGGTCGGTGTTTACGTTTGGTTGCTCAGACAGGAATGATCCTGAAGAAGCAAAAGCTTGTTGTTCTCTAAGGAACTTCTCTTGGTTTTCGAGCAGGACAGCGGTTACGGCTCTCTTGTGTGAATCTTCGATTTTATGAAGACCCTCATGGTTGAGGAGAGGGGCCCACTTTTCCTGCAGA